CAGACGGATTATCTCGTATTGATTTTATTGGGTCTGATTTTGAATCTAGCTATTGGTTAGTAATGCTTCAAAATTAAGATGATAGTAAAAATAGTAAATAATTCAGACAATGCACTTCCACAATATGAAACTAATGGAAGTGCTGGTCTAGATGTTAGAAGTGCAGAAAATGGACTTCTAAAACCAGGCGAGTTTAAATTAATAACAACTGGTCTTCGAGTTGAAATTCCATATGGGTACGAAATACAGGTTCGCCCCCGAAGTGGCTTAGCTAAGAATTATGGAGTTACTGTATTAAATAGTCCAGGCACTATTGATGCAGATTATCGAGGTGAAATTGGTGTCATTTTAATCAATCATGGTCAGTATGACTTCGAAGTTAAGTTAGGTGATAGAATTGCACAATTAGTTTTATGTCCCGTAGAAAAAGTACAATGGTTAGCAACCACTACATTAGAAACGAGTACTAAACGAGGTGATAAAGGATTTGGATCAACAGGTAAATAATATGATAGGAAACGTAGAAAATACACTTTGGGTAGAATCATTTCGCCCAGACACATTAGAAGGATATATTGGCAATGAACACATCATTGAAAAAGTTAAAATTTTCATTGCAAACGGTGATGTACCGCATTTATTGTTTTACGGATCCGCAGGAACTGGTAAGACTACCCTGGCAAAGATTATTGCAAATAGTGTGGATGCTGATTTGATGTATATTAATGCATCAGATGAAAACTCAGTAGATGCAGTTCGTGATAAGATCAAGCGTTATGCATCAACAGTAGGTTTCCGTCGTTGGAAAATCATTATCTTAGATGAGGCAGATTATTTAACGCCAAATGCACAGGCAGCTCTTCGCAACTTAATGGAGACATATAGCAAAACAACACGATTTATCCTAACATGTAATTATGTTGAAAAAATCATTGATCCTATTCAATCACGTTGTCAGACATTTGCAATTACGCCTCCAAATAAAACAGATGTAGCAAAGCGTTTGGTTACTGTGTTAGAAGAAAAGGGTGTTCAATATGATATCAAGGATATTGCAGCAATTATCAATGCATCATATCCAGATGTACGTCGAGCAATTAATGCAGCTCAGGCATCAGTAGTAAATGGAGTATTGCAATTAGATAAAGCAAGTGCAATTCAAGCAAATTACATGACCGAAGTATTGGAAATGCTTAAAAATGCAAAAGATAAAAAAGCATCATTTACTAAGATTCGTCAATGTATTGCAGATAGCAAAGTTAAAGACTTTACTCCATTGTATACATTCCTATATGATAATTTAGATGAGTTTGCCCATGGCCATATAGCACCATGCATTTTGATCATTGCAGAATCACAATTCAAGGATGCAAGTGTGGTTGATAAAGAAATCAATATCATGGCAATGTTTGTTAACTTGTTAGGCGAAATCTAATGGCAGAGGCATATCATAAAGATCTAATAACAATTATATTTAAAACATCGAATCGTAGCAATGCTAAGACTAAGATAAAAACTTTTCGTAATAAAAGTATTGATGACATTTTGAATGCCAAAAGAATAATTGGTATCCCAGATAATGCAATTATTGTAGAAATGGGAATGGGAACTAGATTAGAAGAACAATATCGTAAAAAATACAATTTATAATGGCGGAAGAAAAAAAGAAGGCAGCGACAATGTTTGATTTCATTGATGGGGTAACTCATAAAAAGAAAGAATGGTCGAAATGGTCTGATATGGATCAAAAAGCTTTTAGTCCTTTCATGATGAATCGTTTTTTATCAATGAGAATGGAACTAACGGAGTTGATCAACGAATTTCAAACATATACAATTGGATTGTTACGTCCGCAAGAGACATATAAATTATATCACGAACTATTACCGAATAACAAGACATTTGCTAAATACATAAAAGGCAAATCTGAAGATAAGTATGAAAAGGGATTAGTTGAACAAGTTGCTGAGCATTATCAAGTTAGCAAATCAGAAGCTGCTGATTATGTTGACTTAATGGATAAAGTTCAATGTGAACGAATCTTATCAATGTATGGTTATAGTGACGGCGATAAGAAAAAACTATTGAAAGGAATTAAATGAGCAATGTAAACACACAATCACATTACAAAGGTAAGGATAGCCTTTATAAATTTGCAGAAGATTGGGGTTTGAATAGCTATGAATTTGATATCATTAAACGCATTGTAAGATGCCGGCATAAAGGTTCCTTTGAACAAGATCTAACTAAGACAAAGGATCTAATCAACATATATTTGAAAGAACAATTGGATTCTAATAAATAATTTTTTATAATATATAAAAAAGTTATGGCAAATCACGTTTATACATATGTAGAGATCGAATTCGCTAATCGCGATGACGCAACAAAGTTTTCAGAATGGATTGGAAATACGATTGATGAAAATATAACATTTGGCGAAAGAATTGAAGCATGCTGCAACATCATGTTGGATAATTTATATCCAGATAAAGAAGATACTAGAGATTATTATATTGAAAATCTTGGTGCTAAATGGATTTATTTTGATGATGTTGACGAATATGATACTACCATAAATATTTCATGGACAACTGCATGGGACTTCCCGGAGAAATTATTCAATAAATTAACCGAATATTTACAATCAGAATATAAAGGTTTTACATGTAAATGTACCTTCGAAGATGAAGGATATAGTTTCATAGGAGCGGCAGTTTCGACAGACGAATGGTCAGATGTTGAGTATTATGAACCAATTGATGAACTTGCAGAATATCGAGATGAAGATGATTATCTAACAGATGACTTTTATGAAGTAGTTGGAGATCATAAATACAACATGTTACAAGAAATGATTTCTTATAGTAAAGACACAACCGAAGAATGAAGCAAAATAATTATATTGCCCCAATTTATAAATTATCATTACGAGATCCAGAAACTGTAGCAAGAAGAATATCTTATTCTCAATGGTCAATGTATGAACGTTGTCCAATGTCTTGGAAGTTAGCATATATAGATGGATTAGCTCCATTTCAAGCTTCAATTGACACAACTTTTGGTACTGCATTTCACGAGACATTTCAATATTTCTTAACGGTAATGTATACTGAATCTATCAAGAAAGCTGAGAATTTAGATCTTCGAGGAATATTAACTAACAAGCTACGAGATGAATATGCACGTTGTGTAGCTGAATGTGGAGGAGTTCATTTTTCTAATCCATTACAATTATCAGAATATCTTGAAGATGGTGTAGCTATCTTAGAATGGTTTAAGAAACGCAGAGCACAATATTTTTCTAGCAAAAATTGGGAATTAGTAGGAATTGAATTAGATTTATGCACACAAGCATCTGAAAAGAATCCTTCTGTATATTGGTATGGATTTATTGATGTGGTTATGCGTAATACAGCAACTAATCATATTGTTTTATTTGATATTAAAACATCGAGAGGCGGTTGGAATAAATATCAAAAAGCAGATAGCTTAAAGGCAGCACAATTAGTTGCATATAAGAATTATTTTTCAAAACAATTTGGAACACCTATTGACCACATCGATGTTGAATTCTTTATTGTGAAACGCAAACTTATTGAAGAATCAATGTTTCCGCAGAAACGCATTCAAAATTTTAGACCAGCATCGGGTTCTGTTACACAACGCAAAGTTCAGAAACAAATTGATGCATTTGTTGAAAAATGTTTTGATGCAGAAGGCAACAAGAATGCAGACGCATCTTATATGGCAATATCAGGCAAAGGTGATAAGAATTGTAAATATTGTCCCTTTAAAACAGATTATGTAAATTGTCCTAAAGAAAATAGGATTCGCGAATAATTTTTCTTATAATAAGATATGTACAAACACGAACATGTTTATGTTTATCAATTTGAGATGAAAAATCATCCCACATATTCGGGAACTAGTACTTGCAAAATGGAGTATTCATTATGTACTGATATTGATGGCCCTAATCATAAACAAAATAGATTGTTATTAGAACAAATGTTACGTACGGTATATGGTCATATGCCCAAAGGTGTTAAATTTTTATATGAAAAGGTACAATGACGCGAATTGCAATAATTGGAAATACGGGTTGGCAAAACCGAAGAAAAGTTCAAGAAACACTTCAAAAATTAAAATCACAATTTAATGATGATTTAAATGAATTGATTATTGTTGGGGCTGGGGGCAATGAGGGTGCTAATAGTATGGTTCGTAAATATGCATTAGAATTTGGATTGCGATATGAAGAATATAATCCATCATTTTCAGGTTACAATATGTACTCAGCAATGCCAGAATCATATTATGGAAAACCATATCATTTTTCACAATTGCATCATCGTATGAAATTGATTGCAGAACGATGTGATTATATGATGATTATGACAAATGAAGATACGTTAGATCCTGTATTAAAAACAGCATACAATAATGTAAATAAACTTAAAAAACCGGTGGTTATATTAGGTTAATACATATTTATAATAAAGTTACAATAAAGAAAGAGTTACAAAATGGAATTACCAAAATTACAAAAAATCGATCCGAACAAACCAAAGAAAAAGAAAATTTTGCTATTAGCAGATGATTTTCGTTTACCATCTGGAATCGGAACAATCAGTAAAGAAATTATATTCAACACCGTAAGACATTACGATTGGATTCAATTAGGTGCTGCATTACAACATCCAGAAGCTGGCCAGGGATTAGATTTATCACAACAAATTGCTTTAGAAACTGGAGTAGAAGATGCATCAGTTAAAGTTATTCCATGGAATGGATATGGCGATAGAAATATTTTATTTGCTTTATTAAATCAGGAAAAGCCTGACGCAATTTTTCATTTCACTGATCCTAGATATTGGACTTGGTTATATGCATTAGAACACGAAATTAAAACTACATACAAAATTCCAATTATTTATTATTCAATTTGGGATGATCTTCCTTATCCAATGTGGAACGCACCTTTTTATGCAAGTTGTGATATGATCATGGGAATTAGTAAGCAATCAGATAATATACACAGAGAAGTTCTTAAACAGAGCGGTTTTAGTGTTGTAAATTATGATGAACATGATCATATTCCATCGGATCTAAAATGGGATGATATAATTACAGGTTTCGTTCCCCATGGTTTAAATCATAACATATTCAAACCATTAGAGACTACTAATCCATTATACAAAAAAATGTTAGAACATTATAAAACTAAAAATGATGTTGATTTTTTAGTATTTTGGAATAATAGAAATATTAGAAGAAAACAACCAGGCGATTTGATTCTTGCATTTAAACATTTTGTTGATCAATTGCCTGCAGACAAACAACAACGCGTTGCATTGTTAATGCATACACAAGCAATTGACGAAAATGGTACGGATTTAATTGCAGTTAAAAATGCAATTGCACCAAATTGTAAAATAATATTTTCAGAAGCTAAAGTTGCGCCAGATGAACTTAATGCAATGTATAATATTGCAGATGTAGTAGTCAATATTGGTTCTAACGAAGGATGGGGACTTAGTTCAACTGAAGCAATTTTATCAGGAACGCCTATCATTAATAACGTTACTGGCGGATTACAAGACCAATGTGGTTTTACGGATGAAAATGGCGAATGGATTCGTTTTGATGGAGAATTTTCAACAAATCATACAGGTAAATACAAAAAACACGGCATTTGGGCAAAGCCAGTATTTCCTAGCAATAGATCATTACAAGGATCACCACAAACGCCATATATTTTTGATGACCGAGTAAAATATGAAGATGTATCTGATGCAATTTCATATTGGTATGAAATGACTAAAGAAAATCGAGCAGCGTGTGGATTAGAAGGAAGAGAATGGGCATTGAAAAATGGTTTAACATCGGAACAAATGGGTAATAAAATGATTCATATGATTGATTACTTATTCTCTGCTAATAAAGAAAAACGTCCAGGTTTCACTTTAAATAAAGTTACAACAAATAAATATACTAATTTAGGAATAGTAAAATAATGAGAAAAGTAGTTATAGCATCACCAGTAGCCACCCAATCAGGTTACGGTCATCACGCGCGTGAAATTATCAATAATTTAATTGAACAACGAGGAAAAGATTGGGACATTAAATTAGTTTCATTGCCATGGGGACATACACCATTTACATACCCATTGACACAAGATATTCAAAATAGAATCGTTCCGTTACCATTAACAGAACAACCAGATGTTTGGGTTCAAATAACAGTTCCAAATGAATTCCAACCAGTTGGTAAAATCAATATCGGTGTAACAGCAGGAACAGAAGGCGATATTTGCC